TATGGCATCGCAGCAGCTGAAACTTACACAGACTACACAACGATTTCGGCAATCCAAGAAGCTGCGCTTATGATCTCGATTGACATCTGGCAGTCTCGACAGGCTCCATCTTCAGGCGGAGTGACAATCGATGGTTATCAACCTTCGCCTTACCGCATGGGCAATACCCTTCTTGCTCGCGTCCGTGGCCTTCTCGCGCCGTATCTTGATCCGAGATCGATGGTGGGCTAATGGCCGCCATATCAACACTCCGCGCAGGCATCGCCTCAGCACTCACAGATAATTCACTTTATTCAGTCTTCTCGTTCCCACCTGCAACTCCGATTGCAAATTCAGTTATTATTTCTCCAAGCGATCCTTACATTTCGCCATCGAATAATTCGCGCAACACGATTGCGCCAATGGCTAACTTTACTATTTCAATTATGGTTCCCTTACTCGATAATGAAGGCAACCTCAATGGAATTGAGAATGACGTCGTCCGGGTTTTTAATCTGCTTGCGGCATCCTCATACACCTATAACGTCACAGATGTATCGGCTCCAGCCGTACTAAATGCCGTTTCGGGTGATCTTTTAACATGTAACATAAACGTAAGCATTCTAACGAGTTGGAGCTAACCATGACCGAATTGGAACAATGGGAAAAAGAGAATGAAGCATTCCTGATCAAAATCGGTCAGGGAAAACCAGCGGCTGCGAAGCCAATTACTAAGAAAGACGAGGAATAAGCCGTGTCAGTATATCTAAGCAACGGAGTAGTTCTTACTGTTAATGCGGTGGATCTCTCTACTCTAGTTACAAGCGTCACCTTGAATCGTGCATTCGATGAGCTAGAAGTAACTGCGATGGGCGATAGCGGACATAAGTTCGTTAAAGGCCTTGAAGCGTCTTCTATCACAATCGACTTCCTCAATGATGAAGCAACATCTAAGACACTTCAGACATTGAACTCATCTACAGTATTCGGTAACAATGTAGTCGTAACAGTTAAGCAGACTTCTGCTGCTACATCTGCAACCAATCCACTTTACACAATGACTTGCTTGGTCAATAACACAACACCTATCAATGGTGCTGTCGGAGACCTATCAACTCAGAGCGTAACTTGGAACGTATCAGGTACAGTAGTAATTACAACAGCGTAATCTAACTAAACAAAGGGGCACAGCATGGCAAAGTTAATAGTCACACTAGCGGACAACAGCGTCACCGAGATCGAGATCACTCCTCGATTGGAGTATGCGTTCGAGTTATATGCTAAAAAGGGATTTCACAAAGCGTTCCGCGATGATGAAAAGCAGTCAGATGTCTATTGGTTGGCATGGGAAGGCCTTAGACTAAGTGGAGTCACAGTCAAGCCATTCGGCGCAGACTTTCTCGAAACTCTTAAGAGTGTAGAGGTTGCAGAGTCTGACCCTTTGGCCTAGGCAGGGATAGCATCCACTATCTCATCGCTCGCTTGAGCATTGAGACGGCTATCCCTCCACAATCTTTAATTGATTTAGATTCATCGATGCTCCAGATGTTATTGACAGCGTTGAAGGATAGAGCAAAGGAGCAGGCAGATGCCTACAGAGCTAAAAGGCGCTAGTGCGCTTCGCAAGGCTCTGAAGCAATTCTCGCCTGATCTGGATAAAGAGACTCGCGAAGAAATGGTTGGATTCCTAAAGCCCTTGGTTAAAAAGGCTAGAGGATTTCTCCCATCTAATTCAGAAGCTCCATCTGGGTTCGTAAAGCATGAAGTCAAGACCGCTAAGTTTCCAATGTACGACGCGGCAGAAGCCCGGCGTGGAGTTGGTTACAAATTGACACCCACCAAGCCTAATCGCCAAGGATGGGTGCAGACAGTATCGATCCACAATAAGACTGCCGCAGGTGCAATCGTTGAGACCGCAGGCCGTAAGTCTGGAATGACTGGCAACTTTAGTCCGCGCTTCTCTGGATCATTCGCAGGTCGAGCAAAGATGCAAGGTCGAGCAATGTTTAAGGCTTATGACCAAGATCAGGGTAAAGCCAGGGCTGGCGTTATCAAGGCGCTTGAAAAGGCTGCCGCTATATTTAACGCGAAAGGTATCTAATGGCTGAGTTACGCATCCCGATTATCGGTGAGTTCAAGGGTAAGAAAGCCTTTGGCGATGCCAATAAATCCACTAATGCCCTCGACAAAAGCGTCAAGAGATTAGGCAAGAGCCTCGCAGCAGTATTCGGAGCCCAGCAGCTTCTCAAGTTCGCTAAGAATGCTTCTAAGGCATTCATCGAGGATGAGAAGGCTGCCAATCGTTTAGCACTTGCAGTCAGGAATCTAGGCCTTGAGTTCGAGACTCCGCGCATTGAGCGATTCATCTCAGACCTATCTCGCGCTACTGGCGTCACAGACGATGAGCTGCGCCCAGCCATGCAACGTCTATTGCAGACCACAGGATCAGTCACCAAGGCTCAGGAATTACTCGCACAGGCTACAGATATCGCCGCAGGCTCAGGCGTTGCATACGAGACCGTTGCTAACGATTTAGCGATGGCTTATGTCGGACAGACCCGTGGGCTTCGTAAATACTCTCTCGGACTTACTCAGGCTGAACTCAAGACCATGAAGTTCACAGACCTGCAAGAAAGACTCAATAAGCAATTTTCAGGGGCTAACGCAGATTACCTGACCACCTATGCAGGAAAGATGCAACTGCTCGGTACGGCCGCAGCTGAGGCAAGTGAGACCATCGGTGGCGCACTAGTCGAGTCATTGGTATCAGTATTCGCCGCAGGTGACACAACTCAGTTCGTTAATCAGATCGATACCCTTGCAACAAAGATCGCCGATACTGTATCGGCCGTAGTATTCGGATTCCAGAAGTTATACGTCCTCACTAGCGATCGAGCCATCCTTGCTAGTTTTAACCCCTTTGATGATTATGAGATTAATGCCCTAGCCGCTATCGAAGCAGCTGAGAAGGCAGCCAAGTTCCGTCGCAATGCGCCATCGATGGGCTACCAAGGTTCTCAACCTATTGGAATTTATGAGACTTCAGCCCAACTTGCAGCGCGTAAAGCGGCAGAAGCGGCAGCGGCTAAGCGCGCCAAAGAATTAGCAGCAATTCAGAAGAAAACTTTAGATACCAATAAGAAATCTTTAGCGCTACAAAAGGCCTCCAAGACTCTTAACCTAGAAGCTATTGGTATCGAAGCAGCCCTTAAAGGTCAGATTAGCGAGACAGATCGACTATCTCTACTATTGCAGAAGTCCCTTCTCGAAGGCAACAACACTCTTGCCACATCTTTATCTGATCAGTTAGGTGCAGCAGTTAAGCGCAATAACGATTTACAGGCCGCGCTTCTTGCTACCCCTGAGGCTCCCAATCCTTATCGTAACTGGACTCTACCAATGGACTTACTTAACTACACAGCATCATCCCTTGGCGTATCTGTAGCACAATTACAAGCTGCTCCAGTAGCCCCATCCTCTACTTTCTCAGATGCAGAGATGGAATTGATGTCTGCTGTCAATAGATTCCAAGGTGTAGACCAGCAAGCAATCAACATCGAAGTTTATCTTGATGGGCAGACAGTCGGTGGAGCAATCCGCGACAGTCAGATCAATGACTCACTATCTGGATCATTTAGCCAGACAAATAGATTCGGTGCTAAGGGTGCTATTGCACTATGACACTCCCAGCCACTATCTCGGTTTCATTCGACTTTAGCCAAGGGGCCACGTTTGGTTATCCCTTCACTATTGGCGATCCGATTAACGGCGTAATAGGAGTCTCACAGTTTGCTTCTACAGAAGTCCCTGATCCTGTAGTCGATCTCAGTAGCGTCACTCGATCGATCAAGATCAGTCGTGGCAGAAACATCATGCGCGACACTTACGAGGCTGGCAACTGCACAGTCCGAGTCCTAGACCCTGACTCATACTTCAATCCACAGAATGCCTCTAGTCCTTATTTTGGCTATCTGACTCCACTCCGTAAGATCCGTGTCGCAGCTACTACGGCAACCACTCAACACTTTCTATTCTCTGGTTACGTAGATTCCTATAAGTATTATTATCCAACAGGGCAGGAGATCGGTTACGTAGACATCATCTGCTCCGATGCCTTTAGACTCTTTCAGATGGCCAACGTTTCAACTGTCTCAAGTGCAACGGCTGGGCAGACTACTGGCACCCGTATAACTAAGATTCTCGATCAAGTCTCATTTCCTACATCGATGCGAATTACTGACACAGGTAGCACAACAGTACAAGCAGATCCAGCCACAGCTCGAACATCCCTTGCAGCCCTTAAAGCGGCCGAGTTCGCAGAACAGGGCGCATTCTTTATCCGCACAGATGGCACAGCAGAATTTAAGGATCGCACCGATGTCGTGGGATCTCTAGCGGTTGCACCTATTGAGTTTAATCAGACCTCAGGGATTCCCTACTCTGATCTCAAGTACGCCTTTGATGATAAGCTCATCGTCAATCAGACCAGCATGACACGTATTGGCGGCACAGCGCAGACCGCCGTAAACGTAGATTCATCGGCTAAATACTTTCCACATGGAACGACAGTCACAGAGATGATTCCAGAGACAGATGCCCAAGTCCTAGACATCGCCAAGATATACGTAGCAACTAGAGCCGAGACCACGATCCGCATCGATGCCATGACTGTCGATCTATTAGACACAGCCGTACCGACAGACACAATGATCGGCCTTGATTATTTTGATAATGTCAAGATTACTAACGTTCAGCCAGACGGCTCTACAATTGTCAAGACCTTGCAGGTGCAGGGCCTAGCATGGGATATCACACCTAACTCTATGAAATGCACAGTTACAACACTTGAGCCTATAGTCGAAGGATTCATCATCGGATCATCGACTTACGGTATAATCGGACAATCCATAATGGGATACTAGGAGATAAACAATGGCAACAGGCTTTCCAGCATCAACAGGCGACATCTTTACCGCTGCCGACTATAACGGCCTAGTAACCTTTGACGTCAAGGCAGACCAGACGGTAGATTACACAATCGTATTGGCCGATTCTTATCAGGTACTTATCCCGATGAATAAGGCTACAGCCGTCAATCTCAACATACCTACCAATGCTAGTGCAGCCATTCCAGTCGGTTCAGTCATTACTGTACTGAATAAGGGCGCAGGTGCAGTCACCATCCAGGCTGTCACATCTGGCACCACTACGGTTCTTTCGGCTGGCGCAGTAGCGGCTCAGCCTACTCTCGCACAATATAAGTCAGCAGCCTGTATTAAGACAGGCACAGACACTTGGTACATCGTTGGTGCGATCGCCTAATGTTAAATAATATCGCTGGAGCCTTAGGCGGTGGCGCAGCCGCGCTTAGTCCCGTTTCTGGCATGTCTATTTGGTACGATGCAAATGATGCTGCTACATTCAGTTATTCATCGTCCAATATCATTAGTCAATGGGGCGACAAATCAGGCAATTCTCGAAACGCCACTCAAGGTACTGTAGCTTCACAGCCAACTCGCGTGACTAGCGTAATTAACGGTTTGCCTGTGGTTCGATTTGATGGTTCCAATGATTTTCTTTCATTCACAAATATCCTTAATGGAGATTCGACTTTTACAATTTTCTGGGTATTGCGTCCACGCAACGTCTCATCTGGGACATATCAACCATCTTTCAGTAGCTTAACGTCTCCCGATGCAGATGATGGTTCGTTGCACTTTATCAACCCCAGCAGCCAAGGCGCTTCATACCCATTCCAGACAACATCATGGCAGAGTTACGACAATGCCAACACATATGTAGTTAATACTTCTTATCTTATGGAGTTTATTGCAGACGGAAGCGTGTTTAAGGTATTTAGAAACGGTACTCAAGAATCTACCAGTAAAAACGTAGGCAGTTCTCCAGCTTATGTCACTACCAATATGGCGTATCAAAACAACCCAGGCGGTCGTTATGCCGCTTTCGATTTTGGAGAAGTTCTTATTTACAATACATCACTATCTGGTGCAGATGTCACCACTAATCGAAACTACCTGAATGCTAAGTGGGGTCTGTAATGGATAAATGGTACTCATTTGATTCTATTGAATCTTTTCAAACATGGCATGAAGCTCTCAAAATTCAATTAGGTTACCCTTTGCCGTCTATCGATCAAGAAGGAAAGATTATGGGTGAGCCTTATTCGACAGAGTACACCTCAGTCATTAAGATCGCAGATAATGACTATAGAGCAGTAGTCGAAGATCAGTATGCAGAAGGTTTAACATTAAGTGATCGTCCTATATTTCAGGACAAGCCGATGAGTACATCGAATGAAGCCTAGACTCTCCCAGTCTGCTATTCAGTTACGCGAGCAGATAGATGACGCCTTCCCAGATCGAGATCGAACTTCGGACGGTTGGATCGGTGATACCCGACACGCTGCTCGCAAGTCTGATCATAATCCAGATGCTCAGGGGTGGGTACGCGCCATCGACATTGACAGGGACCTTGCAGGTAAAAAAGGGAAGCCCGATCTCATGCCTGACTTGGTCGATCAGATTCGAGTCCTTGCAAAGTCTGGCGATAAGAGAATCAGTTACATCATATTCGATGGCAAGATCGCATCGCCTCGAAAGGCTTGGAGTTGGCGTTCTTATGATGGGATTAATCAGCATCGCGCACACGCACATTTTAGCTTTACCATTAAGGGCGATGAAGATCGCTCGTTCTTTGATATCCCGATGATAGGTGGACAATAAATGAACATGAAACATCCAGCAGTAATCGCAGTCGGTGCATTCTTAGCCGTCTGGGGAACTACATCAAACTTCGCTCTGGACTATCGCGCCATCCTCGGCTCGATCGTTGCCGGAGTCTTTGGATACGCGAGCCCTAAAAAGTGACGCAGGAAAACTTCTTCACCCTTTACTTCGCCAG